AGTTTCTCAGGTGGTGTCATACCTGCTTTAACATCTGCCATCAGTTTTAGAGAGTGTGCTTTACTAAAACCTTTAGGCATACCTAGATGGAAATTATCATGGTCATCACCTGACGCATGTTTCCTCTGATCTGATGCTGAAAGTCTTTCTACAGGGTCTTCGGAGTCTTTGTTTCTTGCTCCTCCAGACTTTATATTAATACTCTTAAAGTTATAGTGCTTACCGTTATACTTGTCAGTTAACTTCTGAAATTCTTTTACACGGTCATCACCTACTACCATAGTAACATGCTCATGCCCCTCATCATTGAGGTCACGAAGGATGTCAAATATATTTCTATGCTGTTCAGAATTTTGGATCTTATCCTTATGATTCTTAAACATCTTACGCATGTGATCAACCTTTTGATCAGCACTTAGAGGGTTCTTCTTATGATCCTGTGTCCTACTAGGATATATCCTGTAGTTACCAGAGTCACCACCTGCTTTCTGCACAGCATCAAGCATCTTACCATGACCTGCGTGTGGTGGATTAAATCTACCGAAGGTTATAGCAACGTGTTTGTCTGCAGCCTGCCTTTCCGCTTTACCATTACCTGTAGGTTTGGCTTTCGGATTGGTTTTCTTGGTAGCATCGTATGCTTCAGTTATAAAGACGTGAAATGTTAACATTTATCCCCAATTTTTTGCAACGGTGAAGTTAGCACGACTGAACTCTAATCTATCGACCAGTTTCATAGCAGTACCGTTTTTAATAGCAACGAATCCCTCAGGACTTGTTACTCGGTACCCATCTTCATCCTCTATAAACGTACCAATGCCTTTAACCTTTTGTAGTCTGCCGATGATGATGTTTTTAGCAGTCATCAATGCAGTAAAGGCATTCATAGCACTATGTATGGCAGTTTTGTTACTATTTAGGTATGAAATAGTTTGTCGTTTCTTTTCTTGCCATTGTTTCTTTGCTTTCTCGGTCTTTTTCTTCGCTATTTCCATGTCAAAGCGTCCTGACACAAAGGCAACAAACCCCCTAAGCATAACAGCAGAGGATGATGGAACGTTACCACTACGAACTACTTGGTTAAAGTACATCTTAAACATTGCAGTGTATTCGAATGGTTTCTTACCACCTAAGAGGTCAAGAAAGTTTCTACCCTTAGTCATGCTAGTCTTAGCAGAATTTATATTCTTATTAACTGCTGCTTTCTCCATAGCAGTTAGAGTAACCTCCTTACCTGTAGTCTGGAAGTCTGAAGATAATACTGCTACGTCAGATACACCTTGTAGTCCTGCTACATTTGCACCAAAGGATGCAGTTGCTTCTGGTAATGATGCTCCACTATATGTTGTATGAAATACTATACCCAACTTTGATGCAGCAACCTTATTACCTAGTTCACTACCTTCTTGTGCAAAGTATGTAATAGTATTAGGTCTAAACTTATATCCACTTACACCACCCATCTTCGCTAGACCAGGAGTACTTGTGTACAATAGATCACCTTGTAGAATACCTGAGATAGGTAATTTCTTAAGTTCTGATAAACATTTCTTTAGGATACCATTTATAGGACCAGGATAATGATGATCTACATCTGCATCAGAGAACGCTGCTTTAGGTACCTTATTAAATACTGACTTGGTTCCTACAAAGAATAGTCCTGTCTCTGGATCAGTACCACATACAATAGCAGGTGCACCGTCCCATTTAGTTGTGATCCTAGTACCTGTAACCTGTGTCCCTAGCATGTCACGAAGGGACTCTAAAAATTTTATTGCATTTAGACCACCTGCATACCCATTATTAATGAGTTCATCTTCCAGATGTTCTAAGTGTGTGTTCTTACTCATGTCCTTATTCTAGCACCTCTACGTTGGATCTGTTCTGGATAAAGTCCAGTGGATAAATTGCCACACGAGCACCACTATAGCGTGTACTGTCATACTCAAAACCCCTTCCTGCTCTGTATGTGGCACCTAGAACTGGTCGGTATTCATCTAGATCGTTTGAGTGTATAGCATTACCATTCCATCTGGTATGCTCACTGAAACTAAATGAGTATGTTGATTCCGTTTGTCTGGTCAACACAGCATTAGCTTGCCCAATGACATGTACATTATCAATACCAAAAGCACTACCATAGTTAGGACCATAGATTGATCTCATCATTAGAGTACCACCTGATACTAATTTATACACTGGATTTGTTAATCGGTCATCTACAATACGTTCTGCAACTTCTCCTAAGAAACCTTGCACCTCATCATCATCTAAAATTAATCTTGGGTCTGCCAGTGAACCTGCTTTAGAACTCAAACCACCATACTGTTGGTATGCTTTAGCACCACCTGCCTTCTTGTGTGATATGTAGAGTACCTTATCACCTTTAGAGTTTACAATAGCAAAGTCTGCTTTAGCTTCTCTACCGTTAACTTTATCAGTCACATTGACTACACCTACACAGTCTTGTATAGAACCAGTGGGTGTGTTGATTGTAATAGGACCGATCTCTCTGACTATTTCTGTAATTCTTTGATTCAGTTGTTGCATAGCAGCAGTCTCAGCAGCAAGTACATTTGTTCTGGTTGGTTTACGAATTCTATTGAGAGCAACATACCCTGTCCTACCACGGTTAGTAACTTTGGCCACCGCCAATCTACCAATAGTTTCTTGCCTATTAGATGCTAAAGTAAGTGAGTCTCCTGCTGATAATACACCATGAGAACTCTGCTTATTTAAGGTATAGAAAGTTGCTTCTAAGTTATTCTCAATAACTAATTCTAAATCTTGCCAACTACTATTGTTAGCAATGTACTTATTAAAAGAACTCTGACCATCTGTAGTAGGTCTTGATAGGAGTGCCATTAAAAAAGAGGGTATTACCCCTCTATTTATTGATAATATGATGGTGTGTAATCTGACTTAGGATCCTTCTGCTCAGTTTTCAGTCTATTATATAACTCTTTGGTTTTTCTATCACTCTTACGGTGCATCCAAAGGTTCATTATAATAGTATCAAACTCTTCATTGGTTATCTTTAAGTCCATGCCTTACCTCATCTAAATTTTCTACAAGTTCGGTAACCTGTACTAGGTTCTCGATCTCTGCAAGAATGTTTGCTATATGCTTATTCACATACGGGGGTTCCGTCCTCGAAGAAAAGGATAGTGCATTCCGAAGGTCTTCCTGTGCCTCTCTTAATGATTCTTCTACTTGTTGACTCAGTGCCATGATTGTCGTTCCAATGTCGAATGTTACCTGCGATAATAAAGCAGTTAGTTACTACTAACTGTACAAAGATAAAAGTTCTGATGATGCAGATAATATCATCATACTTCTTTGTGGTTTCATCTTGGAAGGAACCTAAAGCATACTTCCAGATCTTCCACACTTCACCCCTCATACCCAGTACTTATACAATGTATATATTACAAAGATTAGTACGATGGTAGCGAGTGCACCCATTACATAAATCAAATGTCTCCCTCCTTACGATTTTCTGATTCTTCGATTGAGAACTCACCACCAGGATATCTAGCAGCAAGTTTAAGTGAGTTAGTATAGAACACTTCATCCAAACGGATGTCAAGTGCCCTTGCTGCACACGCAGCATACCATAGTACATCACCTAACTCTTTGATAAGATGCTCTTTGTTAGCATCGTTCCAAGGTTTCCCTTGGTACTTTAACTTCTTAACGATCTCACAGAACTCACCTGCTTCAGCAGTTAGTCCTTGAGATGCAGTATCTAAACGAGCAATGTCACATCCCTGTTCAGATAGTTGTCTCAACCTATCAATGTATTGTATCTTATCTTTACTAGCATCAGAACAAGTCTTGTCTTGGAAGTCCATGTACTTGTCTAAGTCTATCTGAAACTTAGTCTTGTCCTTCTTCTTCTTCTCATTCTCTCTGACTTTCTCTGCTGCTTGCCATGCAGTAAACCCTTTCTGTTTGATGAACTCTTCTGGAGTCTTAGGAGTTTCGTCTGCAATCTTCTTAGCACCCTCTGCCATATCATCTTTGGCATCTTGTGCAGAACTATTCATTTCCTCTGCTACTTTCTGAGCATTGTCAGTTGCTG